AACAATAGTTTGGTTTCGTTGCTGATAAAGAAGTTCTTGTCCGTGACTTGGTTCTTCATCCTGCGGAATGCAATCTCCGCTTGTTGGTATACTGGAGCAACCCACCACACCGACTGCCCATCCTTGCATTGGAGTGCTTGTTCAAAGAGCCAAATGATATGTGATGCCGTCTTGCCTGTCTTGGTACTCGCAGCCGTAATCGTGAAACGGGCATCGCAATCAAGGATGTCCTTTTGGTAGTTGGTTAGATATGGTCGGGTGTAGTTTATTTGCATAAGCTTTGATACACCGACATTCTCGTCAAGTTGTGTAGTGCAAGGTTGTGATGCTTGTTGCAGTAGTTGTAGTTGCTTTGACCCATTGACTGACGAACTGAATGCCCGGCATCAATCAACTTCTGAATGCCTGATCTCCATTGATTGCGTGGAAGAAATAGCACCCCATCGTTTGCGGTGTGATAGAGGTAAGGCAAGACGGCAGAACAAATGATTGGCTTTTTGTAGGCACTCGCTTCCAGTATTTTCAGCTCAGATTTGCAGTTGTTGAACTTGGTATTTTGCAAGGGTGCAACCACGATGTCAAAGTGCTTGTACACCTCACCATATTCAAACACGGTTGTGCCTTCAACAATCTTAGCATCAGGCATACTCTTGGCAATCCGATTCCAAATCTCTCCTGGTGTATAACCGCAGATGTAGAACTCAATGTCCATTCCTTTGATCTCCTCAGCAATGAGCTTCAAGTCCTCCTCGTGTGTAACTCCACCAACCCATCCGACTTTGATTTTGTCGGTTCTTGGTTGTGGTTCGGCTTCCCATTGTTTGTGAGTTAGATCCAAGCAGTTGGAAACAACAGTTACATTCTCATTGATTTGGCGAATCTCTTTGGCAAGTGCTGGAGTTGTGGTGATTACCGCATCAGCGTAATTGATGGCATCCTTCACACATTGCTTGATCCCTTTGCGATATGCCCAATATGCTGGATTGTATTTCGGAAGAATCCAATGGTCATCAATGTCCACGACATAGGGAGTGCCTGAATCGGCAATCTTCTTCAACACATCATAATGCTTTGCACCAAGCCATCGTGAGAAGATAATCACATCAAATTGGGTGTAATCAAGTGTGAGCCATTCCTCTTGTGATTGGCAAACGCTGACATCCGCTTGTCCGTCAATTTGCATCCGAAGATGTGGCGTGAATAAGCGGTGGTAAACTACACCATTGATTCCGTCAGTTAATATCAGTAATTTCATAGAGTTTTAAGTAGGTGATTAAACGCTTGATTGGTGACATAGTCAAAGCCATTGTTGACCGGGATGACATTCGGTGAGTGAACGCATATCTCAAGCAATCTTTTGACCTTCATTTGTTCTGCGATTGCGTATGTGCTTGATTGATTTCCGATGAATGCCTTTGAACTGCCGATAATAGTTGCCAACATCAAAGCATCTTGACATTTCAATAGTTCACAATCCAACTGCCATCTATCGGTGAATGCAATGTACTCATCTTCGTATCCAAAGAAAACGCACTTGTGTTCTTTGAGTGGGAAGTAGTTGATGTCGTAATTGCGATAACGAGATGTGAAGTTCAAAAGTATCTTGTCTGCAAAGTATGGGATAGGTTCAGTCGCTTCAATGCAAGGTTCGTGAAGGTCGGACATCAATTCGGGGTACACAAGAAAGTGATTCCTCCTCAAATCACCAGCAGATAGATTCAATCCGTGATTCCTGAACTTATCAAAGTTATACTTGATATCGGGGTGTGAGTGCATCTGAACGCTTTTAATATACGATTGATGCTCAAGCAAAGGTTTGATGTATTCGTATGATTTTAAGTTCATACAGTATCCTCCGCTTGGATGACCGGAAACAGTATTCTGCTCACGGAATCCGATGTGAAAATCTACTGCACCGTGCAACTCTGCAACTCGCTTGGTTGCCGTAAGTGAATAGATCAAATCACCGAGATGCCCTGATTGGATTACTTTCATTCGTTGGGCAGAATTGGGATGGGCATCCAGTACATCACATTGATCCAAGCCATTGTGTTTTCGTCAATCCACATATCGTCAATAAACCGTGCAAGTTTGATTTCGCCATCAAAGGTTGCCACGATTTTCAGTTCTCCGTCATAGGGTGGGAAAGTATCCTCACCTCTCCAAGTTTTTTTCATCGAGATTCAAAGTTATTGTAAAGTTTTTAGATTGGATTGTTTGGTCAATGGTTTCTTTCGGTTTGCCTTGTGATCGTGTGAGCAACATCTCCAAGTTGAACAACGAGTTTTTGTCGTGCGACTTCAACAAAGCACCAGCAATGATTCTCTCAAGGATTGTGAACTCATCACCCTTGTCAACCTTCTCAAGGTCTTTGCGTGACATTGTGAGCATTGTGTTGACGGTGTCCTCAACTTGGCTTTTTTGGTATCCAATTTCCTTGAGTTGTGTTATCAACTTCTTTGGTCTTCCGTGCGGATTTAGGACTTCACCTTTCTCAGGTCTTGTCAAACTTCCTCCGTGTGGTTGCTTTTCTTGTGTTGCCATATCCCCGAATTTACACCGAATTTTTCCCCGAACTCAATCTTTGTAAGTGAATGGATTTAAGCCACTCCTTGTATTGCTTTTGATCACCGAACTTTGTGTGACATTCTCTGCACAATGCCTGAAGGTTTTCAATCACATCCGGCTTTGTTGTTCCACCCATTCCACGAGCTTCAAGGTGATGGATATCAATTGCAGTATGCCCACAAACCTCGCAAGGAATGAAGTCGCTGATGTCATAGCCAAAGTGGTTCATATAGATTTGGGTGTGTTTCTTCAAAGTATCAATCCCTCCTCGTTTAATGATTCACGCAAGAAGTCACGCATTTTGATGAGTGCATCCACAACTTCGTCAGGTGTGTCATCCGATGCGTACTTTGTCCGTGTCCTTAACTCGTTGTCCAATTCCGATACAACGCACTTCCACTTCCATCCGTCAACTGCATCTTCAAACTGATGGCGTTCTTCGTCAAGGTTGAATTCAAGGATTGCTTTCATTGCTCACCTCCTCCGTAGGTTTCGTTGTAGTATTGCTCACCAGTTATTGGTAGTATACTTTCAGGATAATCAATTCCATGAACTGTTCCTTTGTTGTATGCAGTTTCAATTCTTTCCTTCTCCATTTCTTTGGCTTGGTCAATTACTTCATCTGGAATTTGTGCAGTATCACCATATTTTCCGCATTCAATTAAGAACCACTCCACTGCCGTTTGTTGTTTATTGTTCATTCTTTCTCCTCCTCTTTGGTTTCTGCTCATCATCGGCTAATTGTGCCAACTCCAATGCTTTTTGGTCTGCCCATATCAAAAGTGAGAACACCGATTCAATCACACAAGTTGAACAGTTGGGAAGATTGCGACCAAATATCTCACGATGTACATTTTGTAGTTGTGCGGATTGCTCAGGCGTTAATTGGAACACGAGTGTCTTTTTGTAGATCTCGTATGCCGGGCGGAGTGACTGGATGAATTCTATCATAGTTTTGTTTCAAGGAGTGCAACGATTACGGTTGCGATGGATGCGTACAAGATACCCACAAATCCGTAGGTGTATATAAAAAACGACAACCCCAACCACCACGATAAGCAGAAAGCACAGTCAAGTGGTTTCATTCGTTTCCATTTGGAATAGTCGCTTCCGTAGAGATAGCGTTTGAGTAGGTCGGCTGGTTTGCCGAAGTTGACGATGATGATGCTTAGACAAGCAATTCCAATTATTTCGTTGTACATCTTTCTTTCATTAATTTAATTACTCGCAGAATCTCCCTGACTGAAATATCCGTTTGGCGATGGATTGCTCGTGCTGACATTCCGCTGCACCATAACTTGAATAACTCCCTTTCATAGAAATACGCTTCTTCAGTTACCTGATTTATTTTGTTGATTCGTTTTTGTTCGATTCGCTCGTCTTCTTCCCGTTCCAAAAGAAGGTCGGGTTCTTCAGACAAGTGCAAGTCATAGACATCGTATTGATCATAGATGCGAGATTCACCAAAGGGATGCCGGTTGCCGTTGATACAAAGGTACAAAAGACGGATTGTCCAAAACTGGATGTATCCGTCATTGTATATTTTCTCAATTTGTTCATCAGGTTTTTGCAATATGGTCAGAAAATAAAATTGATAGAGTTCCCTTGCCAACTCGTTTCCTTTGGCTATGTTCTTCGT